TGATGGTGGTGGGGGAGGCGGCGGTGGCGTAGGCTTGCAAGGGCAAGGCAATAACGGCGTATTTAACTACTGGTATGATTCTAATATATACTGGAACCTGATTGCAACCGGTGGTGGTGGGGGATCTGGAGGATCTGACGCACCATGGGCAGACTCTACAGGAGGAGCTGGGGGATTGTATGGTGGCGGTGGTGGTGGTACAGAATATATGGGTTGGATAGACAGTACCATTCTAGGAACCTACATTGGACTCAGTGGTGGTACAGGGGCTAACGGAGCCGTAAGAATTATTTGGGGAAGCGGTAGAGCTTTCCCGTCGACAGATACAGCAGATAAATTAGTATTGCAAGGTACTGGTTGATAGGGTCAAGGAGAAACTAACAATGTTATACATTCAATTAAAAGACGGATTACCAACAGGGCATCCAATCATTCATAGCAATCTATTGCAAGTGATCCCTCCTAATATTATTCAGGAAGGCAGACTGCCAACTGTAGATGATATTATTGGTTATGGGTTTACTATTTACAGAAACACCTTGAGACCTACAATCGGGGAAGGTGAACACTTCAAAGTAGTTGAAGAGGCTACTCCTGTATTAGGGGACGACCGCATCGCATACCAGCAATGGGTCAAGCGTGATATGACAGAAGAAGAGCGAGATCTATATCTTAAGGTTCGTGTGAGCCACAATCAAAGAGATCGTAGAACAGTTTTCAAGAGCACCGATTGGTATGTTACACGTCACGCTGAGGAGATTGCTCTAGGAATTCCAAATACACTCGATGCTCAAAAGTATACAGACGTGTTGCAGTACCGTCAAAACTTAAGAGATACGGATTTATCAACCGATCCTCTTAATGTTGTTTGGCCTACACCTCCAGCTTGGATGACATCAGAGGAATAAAACAAAATGCCGGTAACACGAATTCCTCCTCAGCTCCGTACGGGCGAGAATATAATGTATTTGAATTCTACAGCGTTTGCGCCTGCATTCGGGGTGATTACGTATGATTATAGACAGGGACCGATGTTCTACCACACTGGAACGCCCAACCAAAACTGGACAGCAGACTTTACAAATATACCATTGACATACTTGAGTTCGCAAGCTTTAGCCCAAAATAACTACAACGGGTTCATGGTGGAAATAAAGATTGCTGCTACTTTAGGTGTAACTGGCTACTATCCAAACGCTGTGCGAATTAGCGGAGCAGCACAAACGTTAGCATTGCAAGGGACTACCGTGTCTGTGAGTAGATTGAATGTATGGACATTCAACTTGTTTTATGTTAGCGGGACTTGGGTTAAAGTTGCTCTCAAAAACGTTGAGGCGTTCTAATGACTACAACAAGAATTCTTGATCTAATCGACAACTCCTTAACAAAAGGGGATAAGGGCGATAAAGGCGAAAAAGGATTTCGAGGGGACAGTGGTGCGTCAATTGTATCTGCTACATTTACTGATGCCAATAATACCCTAACATTTACCGATAGTACCTCTGCTCAGTTTAGTGTCACTGGTGTCAAGGGACAGCAAGGTATTCCAGGCAACTATGCTGGTAAAGGCGATAAGGGCGACGCAGGCACTAATGGTACCAATGGCGCCAAGGGAGATACAGGAGCTACCGGCGCCACCGGCGCTAAAGGCGATAAAGGTATAGACGGTATCAATGGAACCAATGGAACCAATGGTGCCAAGGGGGATACCGGCACAGCTGGTTCAAAAGGCGATAAAGGCGACTTGGGACAACAAGGTATACCCGGAACTGCAGCAGCCAAAGGCGACAAAGGTGACAAAGGTGTCGGCGAACAAGGTCAAAAGGGAGACGGCGGTACAAAAGGTCAAAAGGGTGAGCCAGGTACTGGTGGCGGTGGCAGTGGCTCAGGTAGCGGGTATCAAACGACCACAATATATACTCCAGGCGTCCTTGTAGTAGGAGACTACAATATAGCAAAATGGTATCCTACGGTACCGGTCGTGATAAATAATATTATTGGTCGAGTGGGGACAGAGGGATCTTCTAATACTTCTTTTGTTGTAAAAAAGAACGGAGTACAACAGAGAGTAATTGAGATTCCGAAAGGTGATATTGCTGATATTGCAGAGACGATATCGACCTCATCGGCTACAGATTACATTACCGTTGAAGTTACTAACAGCGGTCAATATGCAAAAGACTTATATGTAACATTTGTCTATAGCGTAAATATTTAAGGAAAGTAAATGTATAAATTTGTTTTTGAAAACAATGTTGCTAAAATACAAACCAACGAAGGTGTGGATGTAGTTGTGCAGCCTTTCTACGTCCCTCCATTCGGCGATGGTATTCCTTGGGAAAATGCAGAACAAGCAGAAGAATGGTTGAAACAACATTATCCAGGCATGATAGAAGGAGATGTAGTTCCTCTCCCTGCCGTCGAAGAAACATCTGATACAGAAACTACCGATGCAGAGACATCGGTAACCGGAGAATAATATGGCTCAGTTTTACTCAAGAACTTTAGTTGCTAACACAACCATTGTTGCTCCAGCAACACCTAATACCGCTGTATGGTATGGATATAGATCCGGTTACTACATTTTAAACGGAACTCAATACTACGCGGCTAACAACGTAGCGGTATTATATGGTTGGCAAAAAAACAATGTTTCTGCGTACGATCCTTACAGTTACATTTACTATGGAGCAATGGATGTTGATGAAGTGTTCGAGCCTTCTTTATTTGCAAATCCATACGACTTAGCGGGACAAAAATATAACGCTGAGTATAAGTCAGGAATATATCCGTGCTATGGATATAATGTCAATTCGACAAATGGTTGGATTACATGGAAAAATATGGTCCCACAAGTGACGCCTAGCGCTTGGACTGCCAACACGACTACTGGGTTTCCAGTGTCTGGAGTCAATTATTACGGCACTGCTATTGGAACGCAAACGCCCGGAAACAACCAATATATCATCGTCCCCTCATCAACGGGAGCGTACCTAATGGTGGAAGGGCCAACTAACACTTATAATAAATTTGTTCCTCGGACAGTGGCGGTGCACGCCTATAAAGCGAACTCTGCGGCTTCTTGGGCTGTTGGAACTACATACACCGAACCAACGTTTGGAGATACTACTGTTGCGTATCCATGTAATTTTGGTGTCTCCAATGTGCCAATCGGTCAGTATTATTGGATGTCTGGTATGATGCCAGATAATACCCTAACGACCGGGAATAGCGTTACAAGTGCAGGTGGATACCCTCCATTCGAAGCTAATACATCGTCTGTAACTTCCACGGTTGGAGATCAATTACTTTTCGGAACATCAAATACCCAGCTTGGATATTCAACGGCATATTCTTCTACCGGTAAGACTGAAACGGTATTTGGTGCCGCTTTATATGATAGCGGAACAACAACATCGGAGTATGGAGCTCGTGTATTTTTGGCGCGCAGTGCCACCTATTCTTTCTATCTACACTTCAATGCTGTTAATGGGGGAATACAGGGATGTGATACTTCTACTGGAACTTTAAATAGAGTCTCCATAAGAGCATTCAATCATTCGACAAGCACATATTCGGTGTTGACTAACCTAAAAAAGGGATTATCGGGAATGGTAATTCCTTCCCAATCTACTGTTAGCACCGACTCTGCTTATCGCTTCTACTGGATTAATTTCAACGGAGCTGATGCTGTTTCTCAGACAATTTCTATTTACCAGCCAACGTTAGATTTAACTCTTGGTAGCTCGACGTTAGGAGCTGCTTATTCTCTAACAATGACTGGAGCTGAGCAATCTGCAATCTATACCGATTTAGGTCACCAAAATACAGCCGCAAGTAAGTATGATTCTCCTGGATTCAGAAGATACACCGTCAATAAGGTGTGGTATAGCACCAGCTCTACGGGAGTAAGACGTCTCCATTTAGGAATCTACAACACAAATCCGTTCAATTATGTGACGGCGGTTAATGGATTCAATAGTTCTGCGTCCCGCGGATCAATGTTTAAGATATACAGCTGGGAGCTAAACGACACCTCCGCGACCGCAACATATCTCGGTAGTAGTGATCTGTCGCTGTGTGCTCCTCGTTACATCCACAATCTGGATAGCGATTATCGCACGTTATATTGTGGATCGAGTTTCCAAAACGACATGGTATATGCACTCAACAACACAACTGGGTTATACAACTACCAGTCGACAATGCCGTACATAGCACCGCGTATGTTTAAAGACAAAGAGGGTCGTCGGGCTGTACAATTTACGGATCCTACTACCGCAAGTGGAGGTCTCTACAATTGTTATATGGACTTGCTGACCGTGGATGTTGGACAAACATTAGCTATTACGGCAGCTCAGACGGTGTTTACATACGCTGGGTCGGAGCTGACATCTAATGTGGCTGTAGATGTGTACAACTATCTTGGCAACAGGTTGCAAAAGAATGTTGCTTTAAGTATTGTTGGTCCAACAAGTACTCCAGGCATTACCTTCAGCGATGGAAGCTATATTAAGACTATTCAAACTTCCAATAGCCAATCTACAAACGTTGGTATTAAGATCGTGTCGAGTATATCGGGTAAAATTGTTGGTACAGTGACAGAAAGCATATAATGCGTCACTTGAGCCAGTCTATAACAGTTCCTATCTACGTTAATGATAACGTAGATGGGGGCCCGGACGCTCGTAATACGGCATACTTTAACAGTCAAATGCCAGTTGCTAATTTACAATTTACTAAAACAGTCGATTCAAAGCCACTCAACTTTACTATTAATGGATACAAGCAGGGGGTGTTGGATATTGCTGTGTATAGTAATACAACGTATCAGCCGGTACCCGCTCCGGCGCAAATTGATCAGGATCCTTTAATCAGAGCAATTCCAATCAATTCAGAAACTGACATTACCATCAAATCGTCGTTTGTTAATAATACTTCATGGTATAATAAACAAAGGGTGGTGACGTCCAGTGTAGTGTTTACGACATACGACTATACTAGCGGGTTGAATAACGAGGGTACGGTAGGAACCGTGTACCCCGCAATCCAGGAAAGTGTGTTTAATCCATTTATTGGATCTATTTCAGCCGACACGAAGACAGGGGAAGTGCGATTTGATATACAGCATAAATTTGCAGTTACTGGAGAAGATTTGGTTGCACCGTTCGTTGTTCCTAACATTCCTCTTAACTCAGACGGCACTCCAGCAAAGCCAGGCAAGCAAGTCATCATTCGATAATTTGCACTTTATAAATACCCTAAAAAGGGGATCATATGGCTGTACCAGCATCTAGAGAACAATTCAAAGAATATTGCCTACGAGAGTTAGGCAAGCCCGTCATAGAGATCAACGTCGATGATGATCAGGTCGACGATCGTGTCGATCAAGCTCTCAGCTACTATTGGGACTATCATTTTGATGGTTCAGAAAAAGCCTACTACAAACACCAAATAACTAGTCAGAATATTACCGACAAGTTTATCACGTTGCCAGAAAATATTATTGGTGCAGTCAATATTTTTCCTATTGGCGACCCTTCTCTCAGCGCTAGCGATATTTTTAACATACGTTATCAAATTGCTTTGAATGATTTGTATACTCTGACCTCAGTTAGCCTCGTTCCGTATTATATGGCTATGCAGCATCTTGCTACCGTATCTGATGTGCTCGTTGGTCGTCAGCCAATACGGTATAGCCGACATAAGAACAAACTTTATATTGATATGGATTGGACCAAACTAGATGTTGGCCAATATATTATTGTGGAGGCGTATGAAATTGTAGATCCTACAGTCTACAGCGACGTGTGGAAGGATAGGTGGTTGGCTCAATATACCACACAGCTAATTAAACGTCAGTGGGGAACCAATTTAAAGAAGTTTATTGGTATGCAGTTACCAGGCGGCGTTACTTTCAATGGTCAACAAATTTACAATGAAGCAGATGAAGAAATCAAACGCCTCGAAGCTGAGATGATATCAAGCTACTCTATGCCTGTTATGGATATGATTGGATAATCGTGGCTACTAATTTTTATTTCAATAATTATCAAAACTCTATGGAGCAGACACTCCTGGAGGATCTTGTTATTGAATCAATAAAAATATACGGCAACGATGTATACTACTTGCCAATGGCTGCAGGTGGTAAGGACATGCTGTATGGCGAAGTCCCTATGGCGCATTTTAATAGTGCTTACCCAATTGAAATGTACATTAAAAACATTGAAGGGTTTGGAGGTGAAGGTCAATTCCTGTCTAAGTTCAATCTTGAAATTAGAGATGAAATTGAATTCTCTATATCTTCTCGCACATTCTCAGAAGAAGTTGGTGCACCTGAGTCCATTAACAGACCACGTGAAGGGGATCTAATATGGTTCCCAATGGCCAACAGAATGTTCAAAATATCTTACGTCAGCGAGCGTCCAGTATTCTATCAACTAGGAACTGTAGCGTTTGTTGATTTGCGTTGCCAAATGTTTGACTTTTCTAATGAAGTGTTTACAACCGGAATTCCAGATATTGATATTCTCAGTCAAGATTATAGCTTGGAATCTGGCGTTGCTTTAATGTTAGAAGATGGATCAGTGTTAGTGGATGAAACCGGCCAAACGTTGCTAGAAGATACGCCTGATGGTACGGATAAGAATATTTCCGACAACTTAGAAATTCAAAATATTGCTAGCGGATTGATAGACTTTAGCGAGATGGATCCATTCAGTGAAGGGGTGTATTAATGTTTAATAATACATTCTACCATGGCACAATACGAAAGTATGTCGCAGTGTTTGGTACTCTATTTAATGACATATACATTACAAGAGAGAATCCCACCGATAACACGATCGCTACACTAAAGGTGCCTCTTACGTATGGTCCAAAAGAAAAAGCTCTCGCTCGCTTAACCGCTAATCCAAATTTAGATAATCCGTTTGCTACCACGCTCCCTAGAATGGGATTCGAGATTACGACAATGTCTTACGATAGCACTCGTAAATTGCAAACAATTCAACGTAACGTTAAGTATAATGATAGAACGGCGACGAGACAATATGTTCCAGTGCCGTATAATATATCTTTTACATTGTATGTAATGGTTAAAAATGCGGAAGACGGTACGAAGATTATTGAGCAAATCCTTCCTTACTTTACACCAGACTGGACTCCTACTGTTAATTTAATTCCTGAGTTGGATCTCAAGTATGATATTCCAGTTGTGTTATTGAATGTGCTAGCCCAGGACACATACGAAGGGGATTATTCTCAACGTCGGGTAATGACGTGGACATTGGACTTTATTCTAAAAGGATATTTGTTTGGTCCAGTGAAAGAGTCTGGTGTTATTACTACAGCTGACATTAACTTCTTTGATGCTAATCCGTTTGATGATATCGATACAGCTGTTGGAAATGCAGTAAAAGAAATGCAGATAAGGGTGGAGCCTGGTCTAACATCCAACGGAGAACCCACATCTAATTCTTTGTTAAGTATAGATAAGTCATTGATTAAACCAACGGATAATTATGGATACATCATCACCAAAACTTAACGACCCAATAGCAACTGCACTTGAATTAGAGCCTATACCAAATAGGCCAGTTGAAGCAATTTCTCCAGATAAGGTGGAGGATGACTTTGAATATGCTCGCGGTAATATGATTGCTATTATCGAAAAGGGGCAGGAAGCATTGAACGGTATCCTCGATGTTGCTGGGATGAGTCAGCAAGCGCGCAGTTATGAGGTCGTTGCTACCTTAATTAAATCCGTCGCTGACGCAAATAAAGATTTGCTTGAATTGTCAAAGAAGAAAAAAGAGCTGCTCAAACAAGACGAACAAAAGGGTCCAGCTACCGTGAATAATAATATGTTTGTTGGTAATGCAACAGAATTGTTGAAAATGATTAAGAATCCTAATGGCTTATAATGGCAACATAAACTTAATTTCAGCTAAAGAAGAAATATCTTTCACAGCTGAACAAGTACAAGAATTCATTAAATGCTCTCGTAGTCCGACATATTTTATCGAGAAGTATGTAAAGATTGTCCACGTCGATCGTGGATTAATTAATTTTGCATTGTATGATTATCAAAAAGAGATTATTGATAAATCCGTAAACAATCGATTTGTTATTTGTAAGCTACCACGCCAAAGTGGAAAAACGACAACAATTGCTGGTTTGATATTGTGGTATACTCTATTCCATGAGAATCATAACACTGCTATTTTGGCTAACAAGCGTGCACAAGCGCTTGAGATTGTAGGTCGTATCCAACTTGCATATGAGCATTTGCCAAAATGGTTAAAACAGCCAGTCTCCGAATGGAACAAGGGAACTGTTGAATTTGGAAATGGTTCTCGCATTCTAGCTTCCGCGACGTCTTCAAGTGCAATCCGTGGTGGATCTTTTAATCTTGTATACCTCGATGAGTTTGCGTTCGTTGACAACAACTTGCAAGAAGACTTTTTTGCATCCGTATATCCGACAATTTCGTCTGGTAAAACATCCAAAGTGTTGATAACTTCAACTCCTAACGGATTGAATATGTTTTACAAGTTGTGGGTGGATAGTGAAGAAAAGCGTAACGACTATCAAAGAATCGAGGTTACGTGGTCTGATGTACCAGGCAGAGATGAGAAGTGGAAAGAAGAAACGATTCGAAACACGTCGCCTGAACAATTTAGGGTCGAGTTTGAATGTGAATTTGTTGGTAGCTCTAATACACTCATTAACGGAAGCAAGTTACGCTCCATTCCGTATAGGTACCCAATAAAAAGTACCGATGATTTTAAAATATATTCTGAACCATCCGCACAGCGACTATACATGATAGTTGTGGACGTGTCAAGAGGTACAGGAAAAGATTATAGTGCTTTCGTTGTTTTTGATATAACAGAGATACCGTATAATGTGGTAGCTGTGTATAGGAACAACGAGGTATCCACATTATTGTACCCAACATATGTTCATCACTTTGCTAGACTGTACAATAATGCGCTGGTGTTGGTTGAAACCAACGACGTTGGTAAACAAATTGCGGACATCTTACACCAAGATTTAGAATATGAAAACGTCGTGTTCACTGCACTAGATGGACAGACGGGCCAAGCAATATCTGGAGGATTTGGTGGCCACTCGCGTGTTGGTGTTAAAACTACAAAAGTGGTCAAGAAGCTTGGATGTGCCAACTTCAAGACGCTTGTCGAAATGGATCGACTTGTAGTAAACGATTTAGATTTGCTAAACGAAATGTATAGATTCGTTGCAAAAGGAGACTCATTCGAAGCTGAAAGCGGAAATGATGACCTTGTTATGTGCTGTGTATTGTTGGCTTGGGCGATGATCCAGCCATACATGCGCGAATTGACTAGTATGGATATTCGTGCAAACGTAATGAACTTACAAGAAAAGGTGGTCGAAGAAGACTTGGCCCCGTTTGGATTGATAGATGATGGACAAGAACTTTCCGAAGATGAGCGAACTGTAAGTGCTGCCGATGATAATTGGTTGTGGCAAGATCAGTTAGGATTCTCGTATACGAGGCCTAGAGCTGCAATTGCTGTTTCAGATGACTCTTGGTTGGCCAAAGAGTAGTAATTGCGCAAATTATAAATAACTTTGAGTCTTAAATAAAACCTTTTTCTTAGGGAGAACAACATGCCATTTCAAGTTAGTCCTGGCGTAAATGTATCTGAAATTGACCTAACAACAGTTGTTCCTGCTGTATCTACCACTGAAGGTGCGATCGCAGGCGTGTTTCATTGGGGTCCAATAGATCAAAAAATTCTAGTTGATTCGGAAAATACATTAGCTAATCGTTTCGGAAAACCAAGCAGCCACAATGCTGAAACCTTCTTTACAGCTGCAAACTTTTTGTCGTATGGCAATCAATTGTATGTTACAAGAGCAGCAAACACGACTGTTGTAACAACCGGATCATACACATATGCAAACGGTACAACGGCTACGTTGGCTGGTAATGCTGTATCTACCCATACGGCGCTCGCTAACACAAGTGCCATTGCTTCAAGAGCATTATACAACATTAAGAACAGAGATGACTTTGACGCTAAGCAAGCGTCTTTTGGTGTTGCTGGTGATAGTGGTGTATTGTTTGCAGCAAAGTATCCAGGTTCTTATGGTAACTCATTACGCATTTCTCAATGCGATACCACTGACGAATTCAGACAGCAGATTGATTTGACTCCTAATACTTTTATTAGCAGCGTCAGTACAATTACGTACACTGTTGGAAGCAAGCAAGCTTTGGTTGCTGTTTCTAATACAGCTACCGGATCGTTATCCGATGCAGCAAACGTCGTCAATACCACATTTGGATTGTTGAATGTAGGTGACGTCGTGGTTGCTGGAAATAGCACTGTTGGTTATCAGCGTCTAAAGATTGCTTCATTCTCTGCAGTCAGCGCATCTGATAACTCCGCAAATCTAACTTCAACAAGCTGGAGTGCTTTGGATCCATTTTCTAATGCTACTCACTACTTTGCAAAAATTGATTTTGAAACGCCTTACAACTTGGCTAAAACCGTTTCTAACGAAACGTTCGTCAGAGAGTGGGAATATGCAACGTTGTTTGACAGAGCTCCTGGCATATCCGCTTGGCAAGCAGCAAAGGGCGGAAACACTTCTGTCGTCGATGAGTTGCACGTTGTAGTCGTCGATAAGAACGGTCAATTCTCAGGAACTCCTGGAACTGTTCTAGAGACCTACGCTAACGTTTCTCGTGCTACTGATGCTAAGTTGGAAGATGGTAGTGCAAACTATTATGTTGATCTCATCAACGATACTTCCAATTATGTTTGGGCAACAAACCCACGCACAACCGCACCTACAGCTCACTCTTCTGTGATTGCCTCTTCAAGTGCTACAACTCCATTAACCATTGATTTTAAATATGGATCAGATGGCTTTGATGAAAAGACTATTGAGGTAGGAGATGTTCTTCGCGGATTTGATCAGTATGCTTCTGCTGAAGCTGTAGATGTGTCTTTGATTCTACAAGGTACAGCAAGAGGCGGTATACGTGGTGCTCAATTAGCCAACTACCTAATTGAAAACATCGCTGAAAAGCGCAAAGACTGCTTAGTATTTGTATCTCCACCTTCGACCGCAGTTGTGCGTACTCCTGGTAATGAGATGGCATCCACGATCTTGTTTAGAAATGATTTGACTTCAACGTCATACGCTGTACTAGATTCTGGATACAAATATCAGTACGACAAATACAACGACTTATATCGTTACATTCCATTGAATGGCGATACAGCTGGATTGTGCGTACGTACAGACAGCGAAAGAGATCCATGGTTCTCTCCAGCTGGTTTCAATCGTGGCCAAGTCAAGAATATTGTTAAGTTGGCATATAACCCATCTAAGACAGAGCGTGACGAATTGTACAAGGCTGGTATCAACCCAGTGGTAACATTCCCTGGCCAAGGTACTGTATTGTTTGGCGACAAGACGTTGCTAGCCCGCGCTAGCGCATTTGATCGAATCAACGTACGTAGATTGTTCATTGTACTTGAGAAGGCAATCTCGGTTGCAGCTAAATCTACATTGTTTGAATTCAACAATGAGTTTACAAGATCGCAATTCAGAAACTACGTCGAGCCATTCTTGCGCGACATCCAAGGCCGTCAAGGTATATACGACTTTAAGGTTGTGTGTGACGAGTCTAACAACACTGGTACAGTAATTGATAGATCCGAATTTGTTGGAGACATTTACATCAAGCCAGCTCGTTCAATCAACTTCATTCAATTGAACTTTGTTGCTGTCAGAACTGGTGTTGAGTTTAGCGAAATCGTAGGCGGTTTCTAAGCGAAAAACAGGTACTAAATACAACAATAACGGAGAAAATATATGGCATTTAATATTAATGAAATTAGAAGCCAATTGACTTTGGGTGGTGCTCGTAATTCGCTTTTCCAAGTACAGATTACAAACCCAGTCAATGGTGTAGGGGACATCAAGGTTCCCTTCATGGTTCGCGCAACAACTATTCCTGAGGCTACACTCGGAATAATTGAAGTTCCTTACTTCGGTCGTAAGATTCGTCTTGCAGGTGATCGTTCGTATGGTACATGGTCAGTTCAAGTGTTGAACGATGAAGACTTCTTGATTCGCAACGCACTCGAAGAGTGGTCTAACAAGATCCAAACATTCGAAGGTAACGTTCGTGATTTCGGATCAGCAAGTCCATTACAATACAAGCAGACAGCAACCGTCACTCAATATTCGAAGACAGGTACGCCTATCCGCGAATATAAATTTAATGGAATATTCCCAACAAACATTTCGACAATCGATCTAGATTGGAATTCGACTGATAGCATTGAAGAATTTTCTGTAACATTTGCATATGATTGGTGGGAAGTGAGCGGCGCTACTGGCGACGCAGGTGGCGTTTAATATTATGGGGGCTAGCTCAGTCTAGCCCTACTATTTGGAGTATACATGCAGTTATTTGGTTTTGAAATAAAACGTTCCAATGATCCGGAAAAGAATCCGAATCTAGATTCGTTCAGTGCTCCCGTTCAAGACGATGGAGCACTTGTTGTTGCTGCAGGTGGCGTTTATGGTACTGTCATTGATTTAGACGGTACACTTAAAACAGAATTTGATTTAGTCACTCGGTATAGGGAAATGGCCCTCACGGCAGACGTTGAAGGCGCTATAGATGATATTATCAACGAAGCAATAACAAGCGAAGTTGATGAACAGAATGTTAAGTTGAATCTCAGTGATGTCGACGTTCCGGAAAAAGTCAAAAAAGCTATCCAAGCGGAATTTGATTACATCTTAGAAATGCTTGATTTTAATAATCAATCATACGAAGTATTCAAGCGCTGGTACGTTGATGGGCGATTATATTACCACGCTGTGATTGATAAGACGGATCCGCGATTAGGTATCCAAGAAATGAGATATATTGACCCGCGCAAAATTCGTAAAGTGCGTGAAGTCAAAAAGAAGAAGCAACAAGGTAGTCAAGAGACTCCTGGAGTACAGACGGCGTTAGAGTATTATGTTTACAACGAAAAAGGGTTTGCTGTAAACACGACAACAGGATACTCACCAGGTCAAGGACAGTCCTCGACGCAGGGATTGAAGATTGCTAAGGATAGTATTATTCATGTAACGTCAGGGTTACTAGACAAGACAAACAGCTTAGTGCTTTCGTATCTTCATAAAGCTATTAAGCCGTTAAACAACTTGCGGTCTTTGGAAGATGCTGCTGTTATTTACAGAATATCCAGAGCACCAGAGCGTAGAATATTTTACATCGATGTCGGCAATTTGCCAAAGATGAAAGCAGAACAGTATCTGCGAGACATGATGACACGTCACAAGAATAAACTTGTGTATGATGCTGGTACTGGTGAAATGCGTGACGATCGTAAATTCATGACGTTGTTAGAAGACTATTGGTTGCCACGCAGAGAGGGCAACAGAGGCACTGAAATAACAACACTGCCACCTGGCCAAAATTTGGGTCAGATGGGCGACATACAATACTTTCAAGAAAAATTATATAAATCTCTGAATGTGCCAATTTCCCGCTTGCAACAAGATGCTGCATACAGTATGGGTAAGGCAACAGAGATCTCGCGCGATGAAGTTAAGTTTGCTAAATTCATTGATCGCTTGAGACTAAAATTTAACCAACTGTTCATTCAAGCACTTGGTAAGCAGTTGGTATTGAAAGCTATAATGACGACTGACGAGTGGAAGCACATCTGCTCGAAGATCAAGTTCATATATGCTAACGATAACTTATTTGCTGAACTCAAGGATATGGAGATGATGCAACAACGCGTCAGCTTGATTGGCTTGATGATGCAGAATCAAATGATTGGTAAGTACTATTCACATAGATGGGTACAGACCAATGTGTTGAAAATGACCGAAGAAGATGTGGAAGAGATGAGAGATGAAATTGAATCGGAAGCAGCCGATCAATTATACAATCCTCCGATCCCTGAAGGCGGTATGCCTCCAGCTCCACAAGCTTCCCAAGGGTAATTATAAATAATGTAAAGGAATCACTATGAGCGACGTAGAATACACAACAGTAGATTTAGTACAACAATGTTTAGACGGCGAGGCAGCGAAAGCTGCTGAAACGCTTAACGCTTTGTTAGGTCCAAAATTAATGGACGCTATCCAAGCCAAGAAAGTCGACGTTGCTAAATCGATGTATGGTAGCTCGCAAGCTAGCGATCAGCAACCAACAGATAATTCTTCGCAAGAAGATGATTCACAAGACGCAACGGCAAGTGCCGAAGAGGAAGAACATGAAAACGCTTAAAAAAGTTTTAGGTGCTCATTCAGTATCAAACGATACAAAAAGATTTGTGGATAAGCACGTTACAGCCAAGCATCCAGATGCTAACGGCAACAAGGATGATGTGTTCCAAGCTACGAACATCAAGCCAGTTGACCGCGAAAAAGAAAAGCACGGATACAGCCCAGAAAACGATCACAAAGTTTACGAGTCGTTGACTGATAGTGAAATGGCAAAGCGTGAAGATATCGTCAAAGGCATGAAGAAGAACTTCGCTTCTTTCAAGCAACGATATGGCGCAGATGCTAAGTCGGTCATGTACGGTACTGCTACAAAAATGGCTAAAGAGGACGTAGATCAGATCCAAGAAGGTGAAGAGGCACATGCTCAATTTCAAAAGTATCATGATGATACTGCAAAACTCCTTAAAAACATACACGCCGGTTTATCCAAGCATTACGATAATGTAACAAGCAAAAAGGGATACAACAATGGCAAGGCCAATTGGGGCCACGTTGGCGACATCAAACACATTCATCGCCAACTCCAAGACATTCACGATAACATCCTCCAACACGGCGAGTGGGCAAAGCCTCCAGAACTGAAGACTGCCTCATTGAGAGAAGATCTCAACCTCAACGAAGACGACGGTTTGGTAGATGATATTGTTGAGCTGTACGATCTGCTTGATGAAGAAAAACAACAGCATCTGGTTAAACTACTCGAAGATGAAAAGTATGATGACATACTGACATTTATCGAAACGCTCGGAGATGAGTAATGGCCGTAACTATAACGAATAAAAAAGGCGGTAAGGTGGTCGTGCGTGGCAGTGCCAACACGACGTTAGCGCTGACCGATCTTGCAAAAGACGGCGGCGAAGTAGTCACGTCTGCAACAATCACGCAGATATGGGCAGCTTCCGAAGGTGCAACAGGTGGTATAGTATACTGGCGCAAGAATACAACCGATGCCAACAATGCAATTGTCAGAATAGCATCACAAGATAATGCTTATTTCGATTTTGCTGGTAACGGTATTAAGCCTGATGAAGATTTGAAAGATCAGTCAATCATATTTGTAGTTCCTGGCGCTAACACTAACTTCATCGCTGAATTCCATAAGACATCGACGTT